TGGCAACCGTGATTGTCCCCTGGTTGCGCGACTCGCGGGCAGCCCCGTCGTCGTCCTCAACCTTGTCGGCCGTGACGGTTCCATCTGGCGCGATGCTGTCGTCGCCGGTGACAATCGGCGTACCCGTGGACGACCAATTCCCCGTGGTCAGATCTTCGCTATCGAGCGCAACGGACGTGCGCGCCATTTCCAGCAGCAGCACCCGCACCCGTTCACCGTCGATCGTCACCCACGGGAATCGCGGAAAGTCCGCAGAGATCGAGCGAATCCGGTGCGAGCGATCGGGAACGATCAGCCCCGAGCTGGCGCGGGTAAACGTCGGGTCGCCGCCGACGATCGGCTGCAGTCCGGCGATCGCGTCCCAGTACCAAAGGAAATCGGAGAGGCTCTCGATCATCGCGAAGCCTTCCCGTCCTGCCGTGGTGGCGGCAACGCTTTCACCGCGTCATGTGCCGCGTGGTCATGCGGGCAGCTCACAACCTCGGCGCAGCAGCGGATGATGTCGTCGTGTTGCGCGTCAATCCAGTATTCAAGGTCCGCCAGTAGATCTTCCGGTGTGCGCTCGCGGCCGACGTGGTTTCTGGCGCGGATCGTCAGGCGGCGAGTGACGTGTGTTCGGCCTGGACGACAATCAGGGCTGGTGCCGTCTTCTTCATACCAGTAAACCTGGCACCAGTAGCCGCGCGCCTGCGTGCGGAATTGCGACAGCCCTTCGACCTCGGCAGCATCGACCTCCACCGCGTGCGACGTGTCGGCGTACCAGTGCCACGCTGCCCCGTCCCAGTGCGGGTGAAACATTCGCCCGTCATCGTCCCATCTTGCGCAAGCGACTCTCATACCGGATCCGGCTCCCCTCCCTCGCCTGTACCGCCACCGCCACCCTGGCCGCTGTCCCCAAGTACAGGGTCACCGTCGCCGGCAACGCTCATCCCCCAACTACTAACACCGTCACCGACGCCGGTTACTCCCTCCTCTATGTCGCCTGCAATGCGGTAGCTCCCGTCGATCGCATTCATCCCCCGCACCGCACCGGAGCGAATTCGGTTAGCCGTCTCGCCATCCGGTGCCGTCCCAACCGATACCGCGTCGAGCACGGTGCCTAGATCCAACTCCCGAGCACTCGTGTCGATGATCGTCGTTCCGCCGTCGCGGAGGTCGGCGTTTGCCAGACCGCCGATGTTGGCCTGGACTTCGTCCTTCTTGCTCACATCGTCGGGATCGACATCGGATCCGCCGCCGCCCGTCCGACGGATCTTGATGACGCGCCCGCTACTGTCAGCCGACGCGGCGACGAGACGCTTGTACGATGTACCCTCGTCGACGTCGTCGAGGTCGCCCGTGCCCGACGAGCCGACGAACTTCTTGGTGCTCCCCTCACCGACGTCGTCGCTGTCGTCAGCGGACTTCGAGAACGAGGTATTCAGCGCGGGACCGCCTACCTCCCGCAGCAGCGACGAGCCGACAGCGCCCGCCTCGGTATCCACCAGAATAGAAACCCCGTCCTCTGTCCGTACCGGCATCGTAGAGCGCTGCGCCCCCTGGACGTCGAGGTATCCCGCCACACCGTCTCGCTCGCCTTTGTACGCTTGCCCCCGCTCGCCGTCTTGCGCTCCGTCCCGAACCCGCTCCGGTGGCGTCCCGGCGAAATAGGGCTCGAGGTCGATCGGGAAGGAAACCTTGTTTCGAGCGTTGACATTCGTCGCCAGCGTCGTGTCCCCGTACATGATCCGAGAGAGCCGGTCTGTCCCGCCACCGTGGACATCCACCGCCCACACGTCCAGCATCACCGTGCCGCCCTTTGTCAGAGGGCCACCGAGCCCGAGAATCACCGTGGATCGTGTGCTGGCGTTGAGCTCCCACTCGCCGTCACTCTCGACGACAGGCGCGCGGGTGCCGTCGTCGGTGACGGTCACACCGAGCCCCGATTTCTTTTCGGTGATGGTGATGTTCGCCGACGCCTCGAAGCTCAACCGCCACGCGATATCAGACACCGCCGTGACTTGGTTGTCGGCCATCAGACCGAAGATCCCCTTCTTCTCGTCGAACCGGAGCAGCAGATTGAAGTCGCCCGTAGCAGCGGGAGCGGAGAACGTCGCAGGCTTCCGGGGTGCGGTGTAGGTCGGCCGCCGAACTGGCGTCGGGACTCGGGACGGACGCGCTTGCTCGTGCTGTTGCTTCGCCCGCTTGTAGCGCAGCTGCCAGCCGCCCGTCGGGTCTGCCGTCGTTGCCGTGACGGTGTACTCGATTGCGGTGAGTCCGATAGTTCGCGCCGTTACTTCCTCGACGTACATCGTCGTGTCATCAAATCCGAAGTTAGGCAATCGGACGGTGGCCTGTTGGCCACTGCGGAATCCAACAACCAGCGTGCGCAACGTGATCCGCCCGCCACTTCCCCAGGTCCCGAATCGTTGCAGCAGCGCGTCGCCCGCGGCATTGGCGGCGGCCGCGCTGGCCACGTCGGGCAAGTGCTCCCACGCTTCATACTGTCCCGACCCGCCACCCTCCGCAGCAATGCGGGCGGTGATCTCGCCCGCGTTGGTGCGGGTGATGTTGATCCTGTCGTCCGGGCCCCCGGTAATATGCTGGACGTTCCGATAATCCCCCTGCGCGTCGTCCACGACGGGCGGCGGGTCCAGCCCCACATTGTTGACGTCCAGAATTGCCGGGGCGGATAGTGATGTCGTCTTGCGGACTTGGATTACCTTGTCTTCGTCCACCCAGAACGCCCGTGTATCGCCCACCATCTCGACGAGCTCCTCCAGGGCATCCCGCACGGTGACACCGTTGAATTCAATCGTGTAGGTACTGGCAGCGGCGTCCACGTTCACCGTGAAGCCCTCGCTGTCGAGATAGTTGGTGTTCAGATCAGCGACGATCGCGCCGATGGTCGCCTTGACGTAGGACGCTTTCAGCACCCGCCGTCGGTCGAGAATCGCCATGAAGTCCCCTACCGCGCAGGCGTATTCAATCCCCGCGTTGACGCCATCCGCGCCGACGTAGTTCTCGTCCACATCGACGATCTTGCCGCCGAACCGATTAACTCCGTCCTCGGTGAAGAAAACCTCTTCGCCCTTCAACGGTCTGAACCCGCCAGCAGTGTCCCCGAAGGTCAGATTCATCAGGCCGCGAGCGTTCACCGGGAGATCGAAAGTCACATTCGGGCTGGCCAGCTTCGACGTGCGATCCACGCCGGCCACCGTGACTAGAAGCTCACTCATCCGCCGACGCCTAGCTGCCGCAGAATCTTCGGCGTGATCTTGAGTACCTGAAGGGCGACTTCTCGGTCACCCATATGGATATGATTGTGAATCTCGCCGCCCCCACCGCCATCGCGTGAGATCCGCTCGCCACCGTGAACCATTGCGAGCGTCGCCTGATTCCTCGATCCGGGAACGGTGTGCGACTGCCCCGGCGAGGTCTGGTAGCTCGGCAGCGAGAGCGAGTTTGCGGTGTTCCTCAAGCCGCTCAATACCGACTGGGATATGGTGCTACTCGCAGCGGCGGCGGCTGCCGTGGCCTGCGTGGCCGCCTCGATCTGGGCAATGATGCCCTGAATAGCATCGCCACCCTGGACCTCGGCTTTCGCTAACTGCTCTCCCCATGTCCGCGCCTGCGCGCCTGCCGCCTCGGCAGCCATGCCGGTCGCGATTAGTTTCTGTTGGAGAGAGGCGAGAAATGAGGCGTTATTGATATCGTCGGGGAACAGCCGTTGCACGTCTAACAGCACCTCGGCGCTCAGCTCGCTGCGGATAGCATCCCGATACGTTGCCGCCGCAGAGCGTCCCGCCATCTCGGCCGCGTCCGGGCCACCGAAGCCCTTGAATAGGCCGATGAGGGCTCCGATACCGGTTGCAGCCAAACCAAGGCCGGCACCCAGCAGGCCGCCGCCTCCGAGGCCACCGAAGAGACCCTGGATCTTGCCGAAGAATCCCGACGCGCTTTCCCCGGCCTGCCCAAAGGAGAAGGAGAGACCACCGGGGCCGATGAGACCGCCAACGAGCTTGCCTACAATCCCGATCAGTGAATCGAGGGTCGGTTGGCCCGTGCGGATTGCGCTGAACATGCCATCGAGGGAGAGGGTTGAGTCGTCTGTGGCCTTGCTGGCCTTCTCCGCCTCTTCGACGTATCCGCTCACGCTGCTGCCGGTCTGCTGAAACGCCATCGGCAGCGGGCCAATAGACGCGAGCAGGTTTGTCGCCTTGACATCGAGGCCAACCAGCGCGGTATTTCCGCCTTGGAACGACAGCGCAAACCGATCCATCGCCCCGGTAGCCTCGATTAGCTGCTCCGTGAGCTCGCCAGTGTTGCCGGTCGTTCTTTCTATGTATTCGGCCATCGTTTCGGCGATCGGGATAATGCGCCCCATCTCCGTTCCGACGGCGTTGATTGCGCCGCGAGTCTCAAGGTGGATACGGCGGTTACGCTCCATCGCTGCGGAGTTGAGGTCTATCGCCTCTTCGCCCATGCCGATGAATACCAAGAAATCCGCCCATGCGTGCTTCCCGATCACGAGGTCGTTGATGAGCGTGCCGATGGCGAGGCCGGCGGCGGCGGCGGCAACCGTGAGCCCGACGGGGCCGGTGAGAGCAGCAATCAGCCCGCCCGCGCCTGCAATGGCTCCGGTGATCGCACCGACAGATGAAACGAGCGTGCCCAGCACCACCAACAGCGGCCCGATCCCGGCGGCAACGGCAGCGATCCCGACAATCCATTTCTGCGTTGCCGGGCTCAGTTCCTTGAGCCACTTGAGCCACTCGCCCAGCTTGGCGATCATCGGAGTGACGACCGGAATCAGAACCTCGCCGATCATCTGCGAAAGGTCTTTCAGGTCCCGCCATAGAAATTTGATCTGGTTGGCGGTGGAGTCGACCGTGCGGGCAGCATCGCCCATCGCGTCGGTTGAGTCCTTCTGAATCGCCAGCAATACGGCCTGCGCCATGGAGGCGTTATCGAGCGCCTCTCCCTGTTTGGTCAGCCCGGCGTTGAGTGCGATCGCTTGCAAGGCGGCCACGCGAGTATCGACGCCATACTTCCGCATCGGCTCGGAGGATCCGGCAAGCGCCGACTGGATATCCTCCAGTACCTTCACCGGGGCAACGTTGTTGAAGGACGCCATATCCCCGGCGAGCTCCACCATGTCGGCAGACATCCCGGCCGCCTGGCCGCGCGCCACCCCCATCGGCACCAGCATGTCTTGGACGCCGGCCGAGAGTCCCTCCATCTCCGCGCGGGTGAGCGGGATGGTGGCCGTTAGTTCCTGCAAACGGGCGCGTACCTCGCTAGCGGCCCTGCCCATCACCACGTCGAACTTGTTCGCGGATTCCTCCGCGTCCGATGCCATCTTGATCGCAGCCACACCGAGCCCCGCCAGCGGCAGCGTTACGAAGGTGGTCATCGACCGCCCAGCCTTCGCCATGCTCTTGCCGAGCGCCTGGAATTTCTGCGAGGTCGTCTTTACGAACCGGCTAGCGTCGGCGCCCGCCTTGTCGAGCCCCTTGTTGAAGGCTTTAGCGTCGGTGCGGAGGTCAAGAGTTGCGTCACCGAGATTGCTGCTCATTCAGGACCGAACCCAATCCCCCAGGCAGCAAGCTGGGCGGCGGTGTCTACGGGATCAACTTTGGCGACGGGCGCGGCTTCCTGCTCGACTTCGGCACTCCGCTTGCTGGCCCGCTCGAGCCGGCCAAGGTGTTGCCGTCGGTCGTTCTTTTCTAACGTCCCCGCCGATACCATCCCGTCCGTGATCCTTTCTAGCCGCTCCCTTGCCTCGATCTCTGACCCGATCTCCGCAAGCTCCATCACGTCATCGAACGACAGCGAAAACCAATCTATGCGGCCTCCGAGGCTTCCGTAGAATCGCTGACACCAGGCGACGAGCTCGAGGCATTCTCGCTCGTGTCCGCTTCGTCCTTGGACACGAGCCCGTTGAAAAAATCCATCAACTCATGAAAGAGCCTGAAGGGCATTCGCTTCGCGGCGTCCGTCGCATCAACAAGAAGCTCGCCCACGCCAAACTGGATCATCGTGTCGAGCTCGGTGGCGTTCTTGGCGAGGCCATCCTTTGCCAGTTTTTCAATCTTCTCGCCCACTTCGGCCACCTTGGCGAAGTCGGCAAAGAAGAATTCCTCCGGGCGCCGCATCTCGAATGTCCCGCAATCGAGTTCGATCACGGGGCGTGCTCGCCGGGTCAGGTCAAGGGTCTGAGGCTTCGTTTCGGCCATGGGTTATACCCTGCGCCTTCTGCTCGACGTCTACGCCAAGCTGTTTGAGTAGTTCCAGTTCTGTCCTCACCCGCTCCCGCTCCGTGGCAACCGTGCGAAGTTCTGCCCTTTCGCTTCGGATCTTCTGTTTGTGCTCGAAGACCTGCGCATCAAGGGATCTAAGTGTCGTCTGCAACGATGCGGCCGAGCGGATAGGTCGCCCCCTCGTCGTAGATGGCCTGGAATACCAGCGTCGAACCCACCGGCTCGCCCTTGACGAAGTCCCACTCGCGGGAGCCATTCTCGAACAGCCGGGGCAAGTTCCACTGGATGTGACCGCCGCTCAACAGCGGCGACTTGCCAACGCCTCGGATCTGAATGGCAATCTCGTTGACATCGAGCCCGACATCCAGCGGAATCCAATCGAAGCCCCCACCGTCGCTCGTCACCGTGCTCTGGTTCAGCCCCGTGCGGAGCTGGGTGAGCGTGTAGTCCTTGAGGTTCACCTCAACGAAAATATCCGCCTCAGTGATGTGGGCTTTACGCGGGTACGGGCTGCCGAGCGAGCGCCAAACCTCGGTCACCTTGTCACCCGTGATCTTGACGCCGTCCTCGGTGTAGTTCTTGCTTCCCGACGTTCCGAGCAGCACCCAGTTGCCAGCGACGGATGCGCCGATCGCGGTGAAGGTTTCACCAACCGGACCCCAGTAGATTTCGAGCGGGCCGTTGACCAGTTCTAGTTCGGCCATTTTATGCCTCCTTGAGATTCGCCTTGACCGTGAACGATTGCGCGATCACAGGCCACACGAGGTCCGGCTCTACCGAGGGAATCGGCCCACCGGTCGGGTTGATGTGATGGATGAGTACTTCGTCATGGGTCGCCCTATCGAGGTCGACGAATGCCTGCCAGACCGCACGACGCACGCTGTCGGCTTCGTAATCGGTTTCGCCGTAGCACAGCGCCGAGACAGTTTGATCGTCGGTGTGCAGCGTGTCCGCTTTTCCGAACCCGCCGGCCTGGCGCAGCACCAACATCTTCGGCGGGTGGAACGTGTCAGCCGCCTCGATGACCGCCTTTGGAATGCGGTTCATGTATACGCGCGTGTCGACCAGCGCCGAGATATTGGAGTCGGCCAGCACCATCGTGCGAAGAGCTGTCATCAGATCAAGCACGAGCCAGAGCCCCCTTGATGCGCTTGGCCAGCTTCGGGTACTCGGCTATCGCGGCGGGACGCAGCGACGGATAGGGCTGCGCGTCGATGACGCGGCCCTTGCTGTCCTTGCCCTGGAACCCCAGTTCGAGCCGGCGAAAGTACACGATGCCGATCGCTCCCCATCGGCCAGCCGTGCCGCCCCGTCCACTGCGGGCATGCATCACGATGCGTATTGCGCCTTCGGCACCGGCGCCGCCGCTGTGCGTGATGAACCGATTCGCTGCGTGAGCGCCCGCCCCGTGGTTGGACTTGGCGTGCTGGATGGCGGCCGACATGGTCGCGTCGATGGCGAGCCTCTCAGCCTTTCGGACCTTCCGCTTGACCGCGTCGCCCAGCCAGTTGATCGCCATTACAGGTGCCTCGTGAGCATCAGCTCGTCGTAGGCTGCGGCCGAGCCTGGCCCGCCCCTGCGTTGCTTCGCCTCCACCGCTACCGGGCCGTCGAAGATCAGGTTTCCGCGTCGGTCGCGGATGGTGAGCCGGTCGCCTTCCTCGATGTCGGCGCCGGCGGGCACCGTCGCCCGCATGTCCTCGATGATGGTCGCCTTGCCGTCGTCGCTCTTGTCGCGGCGCGACTTCGACCACGCCCGGCACGGAATGACCTCTTCGGTGTCGGTTTCGGTGAATGTCGGCGCGTCCGGCCCGCCCCACCTGTTGGACGTCGAGGTCGCGTCTCGGGTCACGGTGGCTCGCATGGTCATGGTGGAGCGTGCGCTCATACGATCGGCGACCGCCCCTCTCGGATGTGGTTGAGCAGCTCACGCCGGCGCGCCTTCCAGTCCTTCTGGCTCCCCTCCCAGTCGGCTGACTTCTCCCGGTCGTAGGCGCGGAACTCGATATCCACCTGGCACAGATCCAACGTCACGCGATCGCGCACGTTGGTATCCACTTCCGGCGTGTAGGTGACAACAACCTCAGCGCCCCAAAAGCCCGCCGCGTTGTCGCCATCGGCCAGCCGGATCAGCTTGTAATCGCCGACCTTGCGGTAGTCGTTGCTCGACAGCGTGACGGCGTCGGAGCTGTGGCGGCGCCGCTCACTGATCGAAGTGAAAGCGGTCGACCGACGGGACAGAGCGAGGAACTGGGCGCCGTGCGCCAGGTGCGTCTCGACTTCGGACGTAGCGTTGCCGGCGGCACGCTCGACGGACTTTTCAGCCGCGTCGAGAATCCGCTGCAGGATGTCGTCGTCGAGATCGGTTTCGACGCGGGCGCCCAGATCTGCGATCGTGACCGACATGTCAGACCTGGATGGCCTGGACGGTAATGTCCGTCTCTTCGCTCGTGGAGATATCCATGTCCCCGGAGGCGTCGTTGTAGATGTCCGGGGGGAACGGCCCGGCGAACTCGACGCCGCCGGACGCATCCACGGTGAACGTCAGATCCGCAAGCGCCAGCCCTCCCACGGTCTTTGGCGTCACGATGGTGATCGTTGCCGCGTTGGCGCCTTCCTTGATGAAGTGCAGCAGGACCCGGCCATTGTTGCGGCAGATGTAATTGTCCGCGGTGGCCATGGCCTGCGGCGTCGATCCGTCGACACTGCCGGGGACAGCCTGCAACGGTGTGAGGGTCACGTTGGCCATGGGTCAGGCTCCCTTCTTCGTCTTCCGTTTCGGCTTCGGCTTCGACGACTCGGGTTCGGGCTCATCGACGATGTCGATGACACCGCCGCGCGCGATGAAGTCCGCGCGGTTGACGAACTTGCCCGCCGAGCAATACAGCTTGATCGCCGACGGGTCGCCGTCCTCGACGAGCTTCCCGTCGGCGTTCTCATAGACCCGCCGGTCGACCTTCACCTTCGAGGGGGCCGCTCCCTTGTTTTCGTAGATGGTCAGCGCCATGTCAGCTCCTACCGGTATGCCCAGGCGGCGAAGCGCTTGACGTCCATCGACTTGATGGCTGCCGCGGTGGCCTCCATGTACATGACCGGGGCGCACTCCTCGTCGATGTCCAGGGCGATCGCCTGGGTGTAGACCTGCGCCTTGTCGACGAAGCAGGTCATGTCGCCATCTGCGGCGATCTCGACGCGGAACCGCTGATACGTCGCGGCCGCTGCCAGATCGGTGCTCGTGTCACCGTCGGCCGTGAGATCCTGCGTGGCCGCTGCGTTGGACTTGTTGTGAACACCGTAGATACGGTCGGCATCGGTGAACTGCGCGTCCATGAACAGGCCCGCCAGGTCGTCCTGCACCAGGGTCGCCACGGTGGTGGCGCCGGTAACCGCCGGATCGAGCGCGTCGGCGGCGGTCCCGAGGAACCCCACGAACAGCGCGCGAGCGGTGATGGCCGTGACCATCGTGAGCTCGACGTCAACGACCAGCAGCTTGTGCGTATCCGGCTGCATTACCCCGGCCGCCATGCCGAGGGCGATGGTATGTGCGTCCTCGTTCGTGGTGGTCAGGCGCATGACGGTGCCGCCCTCGCCTGCGGTCTGTGCGACCGCACCCGAGTCGTTCTCCGCTGCCCCCTGCCCGAAGATCCGCACACCGGAACCGGCGACGAGCACGGAAGCGGCCGTACCGGCAACTGCCACGCCGACCCCGTCACGCCAGTCGGTGTTGACCCCGAACAGCTGCGGCTGGTCGTAGGGCGACGGTGTCCAGTAGGGCGAGAGCGCCGTGCCCTCGTTGACGTACATGACGCCGTTGGTTTTGTCCCAGAGGAACGCCCCGACGAGGTCGGGGTCTCCCGCAAAGGTGCCGCTCGTGCCGCTGGTCGGCGGGCCGGCGTTTTGCCAGGCTCGGAATCTGCTACCTGTAATCGTTGGCATCTAACAGCTCCTTTCAGCCGCATGAAGCCGCTGATGCTCGGAGTTTCTGAGCACCATGAGGTTTTCAATGCGGTTGTCTTGCCTGTCACCGTTGACGTGGTGAACGTGCTCGTCGGTGACGAGTTGACGGCCCAGGTGTTCTTGCATCACGATCCGGTGTTCGAGGTTCGATTTACGGATACCGGTCTTGACTTCGACGTAGCCATCAGGCCGCACGTAGCGAGTACCAGATACAAGCTCCACGCCGATCTGTGCCTCCTGTTTGCAAGTGACGGAGCAATACTTTCCGCCACCCTTGAAGCGCCGCAGTTGGTTCGGTTGCACCATGAACCCCTCGCCACACTCCAAACACGTCCTCTCGACCCGCGTGCGCTGCCTTGCCGGTTGGCAGTAGTAGCAGCGCCGACGCACGCCGTAAGAACGACCGCAAATTGAACAGTTTCGGGACATCAGATTCCTGTCACCGTGACGAACGCCGCGGGCCGCTGAACCGTCAGCGCCCAACGACCGGACGCGCGGATGGTCTGCTCGCCCTCGGTGAACTGCGTGGAGACGTAGCCACGATCGATCACGATTCCGCGCCGCTCCCACAACGTGATCCAGGACGACATGAAGGAACCGACCAGACCGGTGTTCTCGGTCAGCGACTCGTTCTGCACAACCGGCAGACCCCAGATGCGCTCCGGTCCTGCCTCGGACGGGTTGCCCCAGATGTAGATGCCGTCCGCCGTCCGCAGGAGACGAACGGCTTGCCAGTCGTTCGGGTGGGTAACGAAGTGGGTCGGCATCGCGCGACCGGTAACGCGGCAAAGCGTCATCGCCTTGTAGACGGCGTCGGGAACCGTGTCGCCGCCGAGTGCCTGCGTCTGGATTCCCGAGACGTTGACGATGCCGTCCAGGTTCGGCGCGGAACCGTCACCGGAAATGATCTGCTGGTCGAGGCGCTGCTGAACGCCGAACAACAGACGGCCATTCAGGTACGAATCCACCATCGGGACATCTTCCAGCTGCTCGTCGGTGACGGGGATCGAATCCGCGATCTTGCGAACCGTCGAGCTCTGCTGGGTCTGCACGAACGCCGATTCGGGATAGCTCGCGCCTTCGGAGGTTTCCGCCGCGCTGTGCGTGCGCGTGGTTTCCAGCATGTACAGAATCGCGGCCATGCCGGTGTTGCCGGTCGGGATGATGTCGGTGATCTGCAGCGGGCGCGTTACTGCGTCGGTGAGGATGCCCGTTCGCGTGGACTCGGGTGCCCAGCCGGCGCTCGTCTGGAAGAGCGTCTTGATCTCGGCCATGCCCATGTCCTCGAGGACGATCTGGCCGTCCGAAGATCCAGCCTGCCACTGCTTGAAAGTGGCGTGCTCGGTGACGCGCTCGCCGAACGACTTCTTCTCGGTCTTCTGCCCGCCTTCCGGATGCGCCGGCCGATTGACCGGTTCCTTCTCGGCCTTCTCGAACGCCGCGGCGGCTGCCTCGGCCGCCTCGCGCTTGGTGACCTGGTCCTGCAGTTCGTCGAGCTCGGCGGTTCCCGACTTGACCAGCTCGCAGATGCGCATCGTCTTCGCGTTGCCCTTGAGCTTCGCGACATCCTCGGGGAGCCAGTCGGCTTCGACCGCCTGGAAGTCGTAGACCGGCGCACCGTCGTCGTCGGTCGACTTGTGCTCGAACAGATCGGCGATCTGTGCCCGTTTCGCAACGAGCTTTTCTTTGAGTTGCTTCAGGGATTCGGGCATGTGCCGACGCTCCAAACGCTTGGCAAGCGTTCGGGGCGGCTACGCCCGTGAGACTTGCTACCGAGCCAGCCGGTGACAGCCAGCAGAAGAAGTAGCTAGATTTCTTTTACAAATATCACGCGATCAGCCGGTGGCGCAACTACCTGATGTGCGGCGCCGCCTCCGAGTACAGGAACCGAGCTGCCGCCTGAGCCACGGCATCGTCGGGCAACATGTCGGACTTGATGAGCGTGGTCAGCTGCTCGTTGAGCGCCAACCAATGCTTCGCCATCTCGATCGTTGCGAGCTGCACTTCCTCCCCCAGATGGCGGCCGCGTTCCTTGCGACCCTCGGAGATCTCCTGCAGCTGGACAATGAGCGCCTCGACATCGCCGGTGGTCGTCTTGACCTGATCCAGTAGCGTCGGGCGGGACTCCTCACCCTTCGCGCTGATCGTCCGCGTACCGACGCTAGCCCCACGCAGCACCGGGGAGACTTCGCGCAGATCGACCTTGGACAAGATCCGGATCTGATCCCCGTCGCGCTGCTCGAAACTGAACTCCGTCGGCGTGAATCCCCAGCTCCACTCTTGCACGGAGGGCGCGTTGTCGAGATCGAACTTCAGCGCAGCCGACCAGTCGCGCGCCGCCTCGATTTCGAGGTTGAAGCGTCCGACCGCGATGGCCAGATCGCCACGTTCCTCGACGCTCGCCTTGCCCAGCGGGACTGACATACTGTCGTGCGACGGCAACACGGAGACGGTCGCACTGCCGAACGCACCGCGCTCGACGATATCGCCGTCCTTGTCGATCTCGCCAAACGTCGCAATGGTGGCCTCGAAGGTTCCGTCTTCGCCAGCAGCCTTGATCGTCGCCGCGATGTTCTTGTGTTCGATGTTCATCCGTTCGCTCCCTCGTTGATCGGCCGCACCGGGCCGCTCGGTGTCGCCGTCCCAAACATCTCTTCTATCAGCAGCGCGTTGATCGGCACAAAGCTGCGCGTACAGTTCGGGTGCGCCAACCCCATCGCGTCCGCCTCGTCGATCGTCACCACGCTCTGATTTGCCTCCACGCAGTCGGGATCACCGAACCCGATGCGATCATCGAATACCTGCATATGCTCCGTCTCCGGCATCGCCCTGGCTGCCTCCAACGTCGACACGTTGGCCGCCTTGCCTCCCTCTGTCCGAGCGATCACCCGCGCCCGCGTCGCCACGTCGCCCCACGGTCCCGCCTCGATGTGCCCTCGGATGTGGCGTGCAAGGTTGTCGCCAGCCATGCCCTCGGCGCGGCCTTCTGCCAGCGCATCGAACAGCGCGTCTCTCGTCTGCGCGTCCAGGTCGATCAGCCCGGCGTTGAGTCCACCTTGCTGCATGACGTTCTGCTGGGCGGCATCATCGAGTACGAAGTCGACACCGAACGTTGCGCCGATAGCGTCGGACACCTCGACAGCAACTTGCAGATATCCCGCTTCGATCGCTTCCTGCATCGCCTGGGCAGCGGCCTCGACGTCGATGGCGTCCATGATCTCGGCCAGCACTTCAGCATCGCCGGGGGCGAGCTCGCCCTGCTTGACCTCGACGGGCCCTGAGTCGGCGACTTGCTCGACGTCGCCAAGCACACGACGCGCGGCCGCCTCTGCCTGTTGTCCGAAGTCGCTGAAAACTTCCTCGAGCGGGCCTTGCAGAATCGACGGAGCGCGGCGGCGGATGGCATCGAGGCGGCTTGCCATGCGCACGGCGACGGCGGGCGGCTTGGCGCTCGGTGCGGCGGCAATGATGCGCTGCTCGGCGGCGCCGTGGTCGTGGTCCTTGGTGGCGGCACGCGGCCACTCCCACAGAAGGTCCCGCAGCGACTTCGGATCGCCATTCCCGTTCCCGTTACCCGGCATCGGCATAGCCGCCTTTTGCGGAACTTCCATCGTCCCGATCGACAGCAGATACACCTCGTCACGTGCCTCTTGTTCATAGCCAAGCTCGACCCGCGCCTCTGATCGGGTGAGCACGGAATCGCGCACCAGGCGCCCCAGCCGCGCCGCCTTCAGATCCTGATTCTCTCGCAGCGCCTCGACGTTGGAATTGTCGAAGGCGACAGACTCGGCGTTGAAGGCCTCGCCCAGCGATCGCCCGAGCTCGCCCGCGATGGTCCGCTGCATGGGAATGACACCGTTGAGCCAGGCGAGCTGACGAAGCTCCTTCATCGTGGCGCCGACCCGGGTCGATTGCAGGCCGGCACCAAAACCGACGACGGCGGCCGGAACGCCGAGCGCCGCGGTGACGCGCTCCTCGGAGATGTCGCGCAGCGGCGACAGGTCCAGTTCCTTGGGCGAAAAGCCGAACTGCTGGACATCGCACGGGCCGAGATTCACCAATGGCTTGCCGCGATTGCTGCCTGTGAAGTGCTCCTCTGCGTGCGCCTTTGCCGCCTTTGCCTGGTCCGGCGTCAGCGAGTAGTCGCCCTTCGGGGAGATCACCGTGCCAGGAACGCCGTTGTTTTTCAGCAGCGCCGCAGTAAACATTGCGGCTTCGTTGTCGGTCCAGATCTCCCGCAACAGACCCTTGACCGGAGAGAGTCCTTTGCGCAGGTTGGACGGGTCGACGCCGTCACGAAAATGAATGATCGACAGCCCCTCCTCCAGGTCGTCGACCCCTTCTATCTCGACGCCTGCGGGCTTGATGTTCTGGCTGCCAGCGCCCACCTCATATTTGTAGTGCGTGACGAAATTCGAGTTGTCGCTCCTGTCTGGCCACACGGGCTCGACATTCGTGTGCGATGCGTACCACAACTCGACCGGCCGACCGGTGGAACTGTGCGCCACTATCCAATACGCATTGCCGTCGATACTCAGACTCAGCGCCGTGCCGGCCAGCAACACCTCCAGCGAGTAGAACGGATTGGGTTTGTTGAGCAGTGCCGTGAGGTCGCTATGCTCGATCGGCTTGCCGTCGCCATCCAGGGTCATCAGCGGAGCCTCAACGATCGCCCGTTGCAGCCAGCGCACCGGCGTCATCAGCACGTCGGAGCTGGTGCCGTCACCTATCTGATTCGCAATCTCATCCAATCCCGGCCGCACGAGATCAAAGAACAGGCGCGCCTGGCCAGGAAACCGAACCTTGCCCGCCAACGCCTTGAGGGACATGCCGACCCTAGACCGCCCAATCTTCGTGAAGATGTTCACGCGAACCCCCATGCCTTTCTCTGTTTACTCAACTCCGTCAACGCCCACACCATGGCGTCCGCTCGGTTCGGGGAACCTTCGCCCTCGTAGCCGCGGGTCGTCATGTGCCGTAGTTCGTCCTCGAGTAGATCCAGCTTGGCCCCGCGTCGATGCGAGACCTTGCCCTGTTCGTAGAGCAGCGCAATCGGCTCGGCGCGCACGTGCTTGCCGCGCGACGCCGTCACCATCCGCACCGGCAGCGATGAATCCGCCGACTTCAGCGTGCTCAGCACCATGTCACCGCCGTAGTTCCGTTCAGCGACTACCACGTCAGCTCCCCACTTCTCGGCGAGCTCCACCGTGCGCCGCGCCCATGTGCCAGGCGAGCCGTTCAACGTCCAATCATCGAGCACGCTCCACAGCTCCGGGGCGATCTCGCCAGCGGCAACGATGCCGATCTCGTCGCCGCCACCGGAGGGATCGACGCCGACGACGACGCGGGAGAGCTGCTCGGCGTTGACGTCGCAAGGCTCGAAGCTCTCAGGCGTCCATAACGCGCCGTAGACTTCGCCCAATACCTCGCCGTGGATCTCTTGACGTTCGAGGCGTGTGCCCTTGTAACGGCGCTCGATTGTGGCAATGAACTCGGGCGACAGATTCTCGGCGTTCTCGTAGGTCGATCCGGTCGTGATGGAGACGTCTCCATCTTTGCTCGCACGCTGGATAAGCTCGGCTACGATGCGACCCGGCTTCGGAGTCGAGGTCACGGTTAGGCGGGAGTCACCGGCGCTCATCGAGAGGCTGAGATTGTCCCAGGCGGCGGCGGCTTTCTTGTTGGTCGTGTCGAGCCCCCACGAGTCGACCTCGTCCGCCCATCCCGTGTCGAACCCGCCACCGCGCAACGGGGGCTTATCGCTGTTCTCCGCCGAGCAGATGTACGCCTTGGCACCGTTGGGCCAGTGCACCTCCGATCGCCCGGGCAGATACACAGCGCCCGATGAGACCGCCAGCAGTCCCGACTCCGGGTGCTCGATCATGAGCTGTCGAACGTGTGCGGTGGTCGATCCAACCAGGGCAATCGAGCGCGCGGTGCCAGCAACCACCCTGTCCGCGATCCAGCGAGAGGCAGCAAAGCCCTTGCCCCAACGTCGGCCGGGATGCAGCAACCATACGCGCCAGTCACCGGCGGGGGGACGTTGCGATTCGCGACGCAGATCCGTTTCGCTCTCGATCTCCGCGAGCGCCTCACGAGCTCGCCGTATCCAGTCGAGCGCCAGCGGTGGGCTGTCAATGGACTGTGTTTGCATTGCCGTCTTTAAGCGCCGCTTCGGCTGCGGCAAGTTGTTCGTCTGTCACGCCCGCCGCTGAGAGTGCTTGCAGCACGCGGCCGAACTCGTCACGGCGAACTTGCTCCACGATCTCGACGCGGGACACGTCGCTCCATCCGCGCCGGATCTTCGACCAGAACACGGCAGCTCCGACGTTACCCTTGGATGCCGACTTGAAGAGCGCGTCGTCAATCTTCGCGTCCGCCACACTCTCGGCCTCAATCTCAAGCCGTGCGAACTCAGACCGACGAGCTCGTTGCGCAATGATCGTTTCGTAGGCAACACCGACGTCAGCAGCGGCGGCGGCTCGACCCTTGCCCTTTTTGAGCCCTTCGAGATACTTGGGAAGTCTCGCGCCTGCATCCGCCCGTAAGCCACCGAACGGATCGTCTCGACTGCACCAACTCCGATGCGTCCCACACAGCCCGTTGTCACCCGCGCCTTTCTTGCACCTGGCACCAGCATTCGTCTTGGCCTTGCAGCGGTTACCCATTCTCACTCCCACGGAAAAAAGGGCGCGGACCCGAAGGTCCAGCGCCCCGTAGGTAGCGCACGCGAGTGGATGTTCCTACGCCCACCCCAAGCCCCGGCCGAGAGGCTCCTCACGTATTCGACTTCAACGCTAGCATAGCCAGCGGCGCTACCTGAAGACTCTGCCTATTTATTGAGCTACAATAAAGCCATACTATGGATATAGAGAAGCCACGAAAAAGTGCTGGAAGGCCACGAAAAGACCACAAGTACGATGCCAGTCCCGGCGAACCGGCTCGGCCGTCTCGTCCCGTCGTCAGTCATGGCCCCCACCGGTGTGACGGTGTAGCGCCCGCACGGGCTAACGTAGCCGGTCGCGGTGTTCTTCCAGCCGTGGCCGATGTGGAAACCTTTCATGGGCGCCTCCCGCTCGGTACCCCTACCGACATAACCAGCAGGGCAACGAGCCCCGCCAACGAGAGGCGCCCGGTCATGGCCGAATGTTCCGAAACTGAACGCTTCGCCCGGCGGCAAGTGCCCGGTCGATGCCGCCCTGCATTCCAGGGGAGATTCCGCGATCGACATAGACCACGGTTTCGTCAGCGAGCTCTCCCCACGACAATCCCGCCTCAATTCCGAGCGCCCGTTCTTCCGGCACATCGTCGTCAAGGACGCCGGGCTGCGTGTAGAGCAAGTGCGACGCTATCGGGTATTCTCCGCGATGGAGGCTGTCTCGGAGGCACGCTCGAGCGTATTTGATGTTGGCCTCAACCTCGCCCGCGAAGGGGCTCTCGATTACTACCCTGCGGATCATCCGGCTGCCTCTACGTCGAGATCAGCGAACAGCCCGGCGCTGATCCGCTCCGCGTCGTCGAGGTTCCGCTTTGCCGTCTTGAAATATTCTAGTTTCAGTTCGATGCCGAGAAACCGCCGGGCTAGCCTCACAGCTTCGAACCCTTCCGATCCGATTCCGGCGAAGGGCGACAGCACTAGGTCGCCGGGGTTGCTCCACAGCCGGACGATGCGCTCGATGGTTCCGAGTTGCAGCGGGCAGATGTGGCGATCGTCCTTGTCGGATCGCGCCTCGCGGACGTTCAGCGTGTTCGATTCCTTAATCCCGTACCAGATAGGGCGGGCCCACTGTATCCATTCCTCGTTCGTCACGTCGGTTTTGATCGGCTCGGCGTTCTCGCCGGGTGCGCGAAACAGCAGAATATAATCCGCCATCGCCGGCCGGCTCCACGCTGAGTCTTTGTTTTTCTGCACGAACATGAGCGCCTTGGACTTCGTGCGAATCGCCTGCGCCTGCGGGTCTTTGTCGATGACGATCTCGCCGTCGTAGATGAACCCGGCAGCCTGAAACGCTCGCACGGCGTCTGCCCTGAAATCCCGCCAGCCTATCTTCCCGTGGGTCGCCTTGGTGGTGGTGATTTGCTGGACGTGAACGCACGCCCGCCGACACGGCATCGTCACCCGCAGCAGCTCGGAGATTATGAAGTTGAAGTGCTCGAAGAACTCATCGTAGGAACGGGAGTTTCCGAGGTCGCGGTCTGACGCCGTGTAGGTATACAGCGACGCAAACGGGGGCGAGAACACCGACAGCCCTACGCTCTCGTCTTTCACGTCGGCCAGCAGCTCGCATGAATCGCCGAGCCATAAATCCCAACCGCTCCCGCTTGCCTTGTCTGTCACGTATTCCTCTTTCTCTCTCTCCGCGCCTCGCACTTCAACGGTCTCGAGGTCGCGCACGTTGGCAATGATCCCGTCTGCGACTTGCGCAGCGTGACGCTCTTTTCGTCTGACGTTCTGGACGATTGACACCTCCGCTTCTGAGATCACGACCACCACGTCGACCGACGATGTCTGCCCGAACCGCCAGCACCTACGGATCGCCTGGTAATACTGCTCGTAAGAATCACCGAGTCCCATGAATGCGACCTTGCGGCAATGCTGCCAGTTCATCCCCCATCCGAATATCGACGGCTTGGTGATGAGGCATTGCACGTTGCCGCTTTTCCAAGCGTCGTGCTTGACGAGTCGCGTCGCGTCCGCGTCTTGCCCTTCGATCACGACGGCGCGATCTCCGAGCACCGCGGCGATGGCGCGCCCCTCGTCATTGAGCCCACACCAGATCACCCACTGCTCGTCGCTGTCCTCGATTATTTCCGTCAGACGGGCGCACCTATCGACAATCGTCAGCTTCCGGACCTGTGAGCGTTCGGTGACCCCTTTCAGCTTGACCGGAAACAGCATCCCGTCCGGGCAATACGCTGTTTCTACGCGCTCTTCGCTGATGTTCAGCGGCGGCAGAATAAAGCCGTTGTCGTTGAACCCAAGGTCTGACGGCTTCCGCAGGAACATCGCCCACATAACCATCCACTCGTAGAACTTGTCGGCGCCGTGGCCTCTGAGTCTCCACCCGTCCTGGTCGTGGACGAAGAACGTGGCGAGCATTTCCACCCGCGACATGATGCCGAGGAACTCGCAATGGTTGGCGAGCTCCGCGATGTCGTTCGGTGACGGTGTGGCGGTGCAGCAAAGCCGGTGCGGGATGTCGGTGAATTCGCGCAGTAGAAGCGTCCGGGTTTTCCCGTCAACGCTTTTGAGGATGCTCGATTCGTCCAACACGATCGCGTTGAGTTCTACGCCAGCGAACTTGTGAACCTTCTCGTAA